TCCTCGCCACCATCATCCTCGGCTGGGTCGCCGTCGTCACGTTCGCCGGCCCCGACCTCGCCAGGTTCATCGACCGCGTCCTGCCCGACGAGCCCGTGAAGGCCAAGGTCGTCAACCGCCGTCACCGCTGATTTCCCACCATGCCCAACGCACACCACGCCTTCACCGACCACCTCACCTTCGCAGGTCGGCCCGTCCCCCTCAAGCGTCCGATGGCCTACTACGCCGCGAACCGCCTCCAGGCCATCCTCCCGCAGATCGCCGCGCTCAACGCCGCCGGGAAGTCTCAGGCCGACGCCGCCGCCGCCCTCGGCACGACGGTCTGCACCCTCCGCAAGTGGCTCGACATCACGAACACCGAGTGGCGCAACCTCAAGGCCCGCGGCCCCTACAAGACCCGCTCCTGATGCCCTGCCCATCCCACCGACCCTACGACCCCATGACCATCATACGACCCCACGCCAAGCCGACCCTCTGGTGGCTCGTCCCGTGGGCCTACGCCCGCACCCTGCACACCGCCGCCAACGCCCTGCGAGCCCTGTCCGACAGGCAGGACGAAGCGTTGACCATGCAGGCCCACATCATCGCCGACCAGTCCGAGGAGATCGCGAACCTCCGGCGCCGCGTCGAAGACCTGAACGAGGCCATCATCGCTGGAAAGGCCATCACCCCGGACGCCCATCCCCATGAGTAGTTTCCGCCACCTCGACGGCATGACCGCCCTGCTGTCCGAAATCTACGAAATCAACGAGCGCGTGATGTCCGGCGACATCTGCTCCGCCAAGGCCGCCATCGCCTCGACCAAGATGAAGAAGCTCCTGCACCACTACCACGAAGCCCTGCACGAAGACGGCGCCACGAAGGTCTCGCTCCAGGCCTACGCCGCCGCCGGTGGCTGGGTCGGGCTGACCTACTCCTACGAGCTGGCCGACGGCTTCACGATCACCGGCTCCCAAGTCCCGAGACGCGTATGAGCGACTTAGAACTGACGATGATGCGCCGCGTCGGCGAACTGAACAAGGAAGTCGCCCGCCTAAAGGCCGAGGTCGAGCGGCTCCGCAAGCACGGGGACGCAATGGCTGAAGCATTAGAGGCCGCAGGATTTAATAATGCTAGGGATTTCTGGAACGCCGCCAAGGAGGGCAAGGGCCAGCCATGAATGAAATGCAAAAAGTCTGCCTCATTATTGAGCGCACTCGGAGCCGTCATTCCTTCATAATCCGTTGGGTCGTCATCCCTTACGCCGTGGTCTACCTGATGGCCTACGCATACATCATCTTCTGCAAATGACCCTCAACCAACGATTCTCCGTCGTCGCCCTGCTGCTCCTCGGGCTTAACGCCCAGGCCAAGACCGACGCCGCTTTCCTAGAGGCCGTCGCCGAGGTCGAGTCCGGGCATAATCGCAAGGCCATAGGAAAAGCAGGAGAGCGTGGAATGTATCAGGTCAACAAGGCCGCTTGGGACGACGCCTCCGCCCGCCTCAAGGCCGAGGGCCACTACTTCTTCCCCTGGTCGAAGTGGCGAGACGCGACCGCCCAGGACATGATCGCGGCCTCCCACCTCCGCTGGATACGCTCCAACTTCCACCGCATCGGCATGACGAACCCGACCCCCGAACAACTCGCCCTTGTCTGGAACGTCGGCTGGACCGCCGCCCGCAGCCGAGACTTCCGGGCGAACGACTACGCCCTCCGCGTCGCCAATGTTTTTGATTCGCTTGGAAGATGAACCTCGTCAGAACCTTTGACCATGGGACGCATCCTAGTCGCAGCAGACCCCGGTCAGAGCGGAGCCTTCGTCTGGTCGAAGGACGGCGAACCTGAGATCACCTGCGACAAGATGCCGACGACGGACGTGGAGGTCGCGCAATACATCGCCGACCTTTCCATCCGCGCAAAGGACGTCGAGCTCTATCTCGAGGAGCCGTCCCTCACCGGCTACGGCCCCGGCATCCCTGGATACTCCATCGCCCGTCTCGCCCAGAACTTCGGCATGATCTACGGCGCCGCCGTCGCGCAAGGGTTCATCATCCACCGCGTCAAGCCTCAGGCATGGCAGGCCGCCCACTCGCTCGGCCAGAAGAAGGACCACGGCAAGAAGTGGAAGCACCACCTGAAGGCCCGCGCGCTGGAACTCTACGGAAGCCGCATCGACGTGGCCCTCTGGAACGCCGACGCCCTGCTGCTGTACCATGCCGCCGCCCGTGGCGCCATCAATTGACCTTTCCCATTATGAAGAAACCCGCACCCTCCAACATCCCCGAGATGAAGGCCTACGCCGTCATCCCCGGAACCCGCTACATCCTGCTGCCTGACGGCCTCGTCGCCAAGCCCCTGACCAAGACCATCAAGGCCGCCGGCCCCGCCTACAACCTGGTCATCGACGGCAAGGTGCGGCAGGTGTCTCTGTCGGTGCTTCAGTCTTGCATGGGCAAGGCCGACATCCGCGACCTGATCAACAAAGACTGACCTCCCCTTTCCCTATGCCCAAAGAAACCAACACCCCCACCGCCGCCTTCGTGGCCGCCCTCAAGGCTCTCCACAATCCGAAGGCCAACGCAGTCAACCCGGCCTTCAAAGCGAAGTACGTCAAACTCGACGCGCTGCTCGACGGCATCAAGGAGGGCTTCGCCGATCACGACGTGGCCCTGGTGCAGTATGTCATCAGCGAGGAGAACAAGGTCGGCATCGTGACCTTCCTCCAGCACGGCGCCTCCGGCGAGACTATGCCTAAGGAACCCAAGGCTGTTATGGTAAACGTGCAAGGCATCAACGAGCAGCAGCTCGGCTCCAAGGTGACTTATCTCCGGCGCATGACGGCCTCGACTTTATGCGGCATCAGCGTGGACACGGACGACGACGGCGCCGCGGCCTCCCGTCCGACCGGCCCCGCCTCTGGTCGCCCCTGGTCTGCGTTCATACCCGCCGACCTTACCGACAAGGCCAAGGCCTACGTCGTCAACAAGGGCTGGCTAAAGGACGGCCAAGCGCTCGCCGACCTCCCGCCTGAGCACGTCGCCACGATCCTCGGGAACCAGACCGCTTTCCTCAACGTCATCCGCCGATGAGCACCGACCCCTTCGACCCCATCAACGAGGCCATTCGGAACCTGCACAACCAGAACCTCGTAACCGCCCAGGAGGCCCGCATCCGTCAGCTGGAGGAACGTCTCGAGACCCTGCGCGAAGCCGGCGACGCCCTGGCCTACTGCTTCCGACACGCCCAGTCCGTCTCGCCCGAGGAACTCATCGACGCCATGCGCGAATGGCAGGAGGCCCGCAACCATGGCTGACAATAACGAGCAGTTCTTTTTCGAGGCCCTCAAGCGAGCCGAGGCCCGGTGCGAGAACCAGTCCAGCACGATCAGCGAGATGCGCTATGCCGGCAGCGAACTCGCCCGCGTCATGGAGGACATCCTCGGCTCCGGCATGGTCACCTGCCAGATTTCCCGCGCCGTCATGACCGCCACGATCGCCAAATGGAAGGAAGCCAGGTTAGGACGATGAGCTACTACGAGAACCGAATCAAAGCCCTGGAGGAAAGGGTCGCCGAGATGGCAAGGGACCAGCGCATGAAGGCCATCCCTGTCGAAGCCAAGCTCGTCGAAAGCATCGCCAAACTACAGGCCGAGAACAAGCGCCTCATCAGGGCCGGGGATGCGATGGCTTCCTCTATTCAGTTCAACGAGGAAATGGAACAGGACTACAATGGCCCGACCATCGTTCGCCAATGCGTCAAGGACTGGAACGCCGCCAAGGAGGGCAAGCCCAGCGTATGAGAAAGCCGCAACGATACACCGCCTGCGGTGATGAGGTCGTCATGGCTGACCCCGCTGGCCCGCTGGTAAAATGGGAGGACTACAAGCGCCTCGACGATCTCTGCAAGCAACTGATGAAGCAGCACTCCGACATCTCCTGCGAGAACATCAGGCTCCGCAAGGCAGGGGATGCGATTTGCGCGGCTTATGAACTAGGGGATGACTTCCTTCCTCCCATCCAAGCGTGGAACGCCGCCAAGGAGGGCAAGCCGAGCGTATGAGCGAAGTAAAGCGTTATAGTTTTTGGCCTCAGATTGTTCACCTTCCCGGAGGTGGCGGAGTCCGTGCGGAGGTCCATTTCAAGGTCGAAGAAGATGGCCTGTTCGTGGCTCATCAGGACTACGCCCGCCTCAAGGCCGAGGTCGAGCGGCTCCGCAAGGCCGGGGATGAAGTCGTGAGTCGCATTCAAGTTTGCACCGAAGATTTATGGTGCTCAATCCACCGCTGGAACGCCGCCAAGGAGGGCAAGCCGACCGAATGACCCGCCCTAAGCAACGCCCCCGTCGGCCCGCCAAGCGCGGCCTGACACGCTCCGAACAGGACCGCGTCATCCTCGCCAAGCACCACGACCAAGCCCGCTGGGAACACCTGTTCCACCCTGACCGCAACCGCTGGAAGCCCGCCGCATGAACAACCTTCCCAAGGGCATCGCCACGATCGCCAAGACCGTCCCTGGTCAATACGCCCTGCTCCTGTTCCTCGACGGGTATCCTTACGTCGAGTTCACGGCCCGCAAGTCGGCGGACTTCCTGACCGACCTCAACGCCTGGAAGCGCAAGAGCCTGCCCGTCTTCGCCCGCTCCGTCGTGCGCTTCTTCACGCTCGCCCCGTCCGGCGAAATCAAGGAACTCCACTTCTTCAAATGACCAACCGCGACCACATGAGGAACCTCCTCACTCAGCTGACCGGGGAGATCGCCGCCATGCGCTCCTCGTCTTCGACCGAAATTTCCGCCGACTCCGCCAAGCTGGAGGACGCCATCGACGCCGCAAAGGATGAGGCCTACGCCCTCGACCCGGACGCCATCGAGGAGGCCTACCACGTCAAACCCATCTACGACCGCATCAAGGTGATCGTCGCCCATGAGCGCGTCCTGCGGAACCAGCTCGACCGCATCGCCCTCGCCGCCGACCACGCGCTCGACATTTGCAATCGACTCTCCGCCCAGGTCGAGGAAGAGTCTCCGCCCGAGGACGACGCCCTCTGAAACCTTTCCACCCCACACGCACATGCAAATCCCAGACCGACAGACCTACGACAAGACGGAAGCCCTCAACTACAGCGGAGCGAAGGCCCTTCTGATTTCCGGCCTCCACTATCAGCAGTACCTGAAGCGCGACCAGGAACAGACGCCCGCCCTCATCCTCGGCTCGGCCATCCATTGTGCCGTCCTGCAGCCAGACCTCTACGCTTCGCTTTACGCGACGGCGCCGGAGGGCATCGACCGCCGCACGACGGCCGGCAAGGCCGCCTGGGCCGAGTTCGCCACCCTCAACGCCGGCAAGACCATCCTCAAGGCCGAGGACGCGCTGACCGTCGACCAGATGAGCGTCGCCGCCCGCGAGTTGCTCGCGAAGCACAAGGTCACCATCGCGCGCGCCGAAGTGATGTACGCCGTCGACTACTGCGGATGCCCGCTCAAGTCGGCCATCGACCTGATCAGCGAGGACGGGTACATCTGGGACCTCAAGAGCTGCCTGGACGCCTCGCCCAAGGGCTTCCTCGCCGCCGTGCGCTCGTTCCGCTACAATCTACAGCAACACTTCTACCGCACGGTCTACGAGATCGAGACGAAGGAACGCCCCCGCGGCTTCCGCTTCGCCTGCGTCGAGAAGGAGACCATGGCGACGGCCGTCTATGAGCTCGGCCCGGAACTGACCTCCTACGCGATCGCCGACTTCGAGAAGGCCGTGACCCTCTACAAGTCGTGCTCCGCCCTGGGCGAGTGGCCCGGTTACTCCGACGAGGTCCAGACCATCGACCTCAACGCTCCGGCCTCCGCCGCCACCCCTATCAACTTCGCCTAACATGGAACCCAACAACGAACGCCCGCCCCTGACCGACATTTCCGTCAGCGGAACATATAAACTCAAGATCTTCCCGATGAAGTT